AATTAATCTTTCTAGCAGCCTTATAATCGTGGCGGTGATGTTCTTAAATGCCTATTATTTTTGGGAATGGTATTGCGCTTTAAGGAGTAATCATGAGCAATGAAGAAATAAATAAATTTATTAAAATGTTTAAAGGAGTGCTACCCGATCCAGACAATTATCCAGTAACTTTTGACTACTATTATCAACTATATAAACACACAAAGGAAAACAAGAATGTTTGAACTAATTATGATTACGATGCTCTTTTTGAATGATAATGAAGAGTTTTTTGCTGCTGGTCCAGCAAATGCAGCGGCTGGAAATACATGGCAATATGTCGGAACTCAACCTGTTCCCGAAGGTCATGTTGCAATTCCATCAGTCAATCCTGACACTGGTAAAGAAACTGTTCTTTTTGTTAGAAAATAATATAAATAAAGGTATACTTCATGTCAAAAATGTGGTATAATAATTCAGTTAATACAAAACATAATTCAGCAAATATAAGGAATACAATATGTCTTTTGCAAATCTAAAACGGAACCGCGGCCAAATTGATAAACTCGTGGCAGCAGCAGAATCTGCTGGCGGTGCTAAAAACAAATACACAGACGATCGTATTTGGAAACCTACGGTCGATAAACAGAATAACGGTTATGCTGTTCTTCGTTTCCTCCCAGCTACAGAAGGTTCTGAGTTGCCTTGGGTTCGTTATTGGGATCATGGCTTTAAAGGCCCAACTGGTAAATGGTACATTGAACGATCACTTACATCTATTGGACAAGATGATCCAGTCGGTGAAGTCAATAGCCGTCTTTGGAATAGTGGTGTTGAGTCTGATAAGACAATCGCTCGTAACCAAAAACGTCGTTTGCATTATGTATCAAACGTTCTTATCGTATCTGATCCAGGTAATCCTGCCAACGAAGGTAAGGTATTTCTCTATCAATATGGTAAGAAAATCTTTGATAAACTAATGGATGCTATGCAACCAGAATTTGCAGATGAAGAACCAATCAATCCATTTGATTTTTGGACTGGTGCTAACTTCAAACTAAAAATTCGGGATGTCGAAGGTTATCGCAACTATGATAAATCAGAATTTGCTTCTCAAGAGACGCTTTCTGAAGATGATGCAAAACTTGAAGGTCTTTATAATTCAATGCATGATTTGGCTGAGTATACTGACCCTACTAAATATAAGTCTTATACAGAGCTAAAAACTAAATTGATGAGTGTACTTGGAGAAGCAGCAGTTGCTGGAGCTCCCACAGTAGCCCAAGAGCGTAGCCTTGGAGAAGAAAAAGTAGCGGCACCTATTAAATCGGCTCCTGAACCTGCAATGAGTGCTGTAGCTAGTTCAGATGATGATGACGATATTATGTCGCATTTTGCTAATTTAGTTAACGATTAAATATAACTAGGTAATGCCGGCTTAATTGTCGGCATTACCATCGTCTCAGGCGATTGAGCAGGCCACCGTATTCATCATCAGTTGACGTTGCTGGTGCCGTGACATAATTATAAGTTTGATTATTAACCATAGATTTTAAACCTTCATTTTGAGGTCTCATAGCCTGTTCTGTTATTAATGCTTCAAGCTTATCAGCTATTAGCCCTAATTTATCAGATTGTGCTAGCCTTTCAAGCCGCTCGTCGTCAGCTTTCTTATTTATTAGATGCTTATTCATAGCACTATGTTCATTTGCTAAAAAAGTTTTCATCTGAAGATAATTGTGATCCTGCATATCCCCAGTCTTAGGGTTAAACGCTTGCACACCCAGTATACCCGCGAAAGGTTTTAATCCCTGTTCTGTTCTTTCTGCAGTGGCCGCCGCTACTTCTTGCTTTGAAGTCAACGGACCTGGACCTTCTGTTCCAGATCCTAATCCGAAAAAGTCCATTACAGCTTTTCCAGCGCTGCCTAATTTATTTACGCTTCTTATTATAGTATTTTTAATATCTTCTATGCTTGGAATAAGATCAAAAATCATAGCTAGCATATCAGCCACTTTTTTACCTATTTCTTCCATCAAATTAAACTCACCAAGCGGATTAAATTCAGCAATTTTGTTTGGAATAGTATCAGTAAAGAAACATTTAACCGCTTCAAATTTTTCAGTAATAAATTCCATTACATCAAAATTTTCTAGAGGTGATAAAAAATTACTAATTTTTTCTGGAATTGTATCAGTAAAGAAACATTTAAGACTTTCCCATTTTGCGCTAATATTATCTAATATACCTGTGCCACCTGCTTTTATTATTTCCCATACTGCTTTCATTGCGGCTGGTATTTTAACGGTATAAAAATCAACAAGAAAATCCCAATACATTTTAAGACCAGTTTCTGCAGTACCTAATAGATTGCTTCCTAATGCTTTTATTGTTTCCCATACTGCTTTCATTTTAGCTGGTATATCTACAGTGAAGAATTCAACAACATTACACCAAGTATCTTTTATTCCAGATATTATATCAGAACCGAAAGCTTTTATTGATTCCCAAGTTTCTTTCATTTTAGCTGGTATATCTACAGTGAAGAATTCAACAACATTACACCAAGTATCTTTTATTTTAGATATTATATCAGAACCGAAAGCTTTAATCTCTTCATATTTTGTAGTAATTTTGGTGTTGACTCTGAGAAACCAATCAACTACTCTGGCCCAGGTTGCAGCAATTGGAGCTGCAACATTATCAACAGCGGTGGTAAGCCAATCAGTAAAATATTTTGGTACATCTACAGTAAAGAATTTTACTACTTCATCCCACTTAGTTTTAAGTAAATCTTTACTGATGTCCCATGCTGTTACAAATTTATCTTTTGTAGTTTCAATCCATCCCGGTATTGTTTCAGTAAAGAATCCAGAAAGCACTTCCCACTTTTCGGTAATATAAGCTAATCCATCTTCAATATGACATGATAAACTATTCCACATATCGTCAAAACTTTTACTTATAGAGGGTATAACCACTTCCATGTCAGGCATAAGACTTAGAACAGCATCGTAAGAATTTTTAAGAAGCCACAATAAGCCCATAGATTCTGTTGTCATTTTTCCGGCTTCAAAATCCCACCCTAAAGCCGCTTTAAATAGTTCATTCAAACCTGCGCCGAACTCTCCACTTAATATTAAATCGATACCATTAAATATGGTTTCAATACTTTTCACAACTGTTGAGAGTGTTACACTAACAAAATCTTGAATAGTACACTTAATTCTATTAAGTGGTTTTACAAGAAATTCGGTTATTGAATTTATAGTATCTTCTATTGTTTTTGTTAGATCTGTTTTCTCACCGTTTTCATCTACAAAAAAACCTACTATTTTATTTTTTATAGAAGTAAATGAAGTTTTTATAGAATTCCAACTTTCTTTTATTTTTTCTATAGCTTCTTGAAAATTTTTATTTTCACCAATATCTTTAAAGGTTTGATAAATTAAATATATTACTGCACCTATACCAGTAGCTCGAGCTCCGAACATAAACATACGTTTTAGCATTCCGAAAATTTTTGTAAATTTTAAGAGAAATCCCCCAGCCCAAGCAGCTACCCCGCCTAGCATTGAACCTATTCCACCCATAGAACCACCTGCATCACCACCGCTAGCACCGCTGCCGCCAGAAGTGGCAACCGCGCTTGATGTTCTTCTCGATGCTTCTCTTTCAGCTTCCAAATCTTGACCAGATTTTCTTGCTTGCTCTTTTTGAAATTTTAGAAGATCTTTCACACTTTTTGACAGATCACTAATTTCTTTTTTAGTCTCTTTGGCTGTGTCGTTTTGATTCTCGTTTACATTAACAAGCTGCTGTGTTAACTGTTCTATAGTTGCCATATTATTCTATCCTATTACGTCTTCCCAAGATTACGCTCTTTTGCTTTGTCGTTTTCTTCTTTTATGTGTTCACTTAAAAGCATAATATAGATTTCTCTTTCCCACGGTATCATGTTTTCTAGTTCACTTAACGAATAATTATGGTCTTGCATCATCCTGAAGTTACTCTTATAAAAATTTATAAGACTATCATGAGAGAGGCATACTAAAAAAAATCAGCCATTCCTTGTAGTTTAATTTCATTATGATGATTGCAATTCTCACAATCAAATTCAATATTCTTTATAATCTGCGGCATTTTCTCAGTATAATTTTTTATCATTTCAAATTGTGCTGTGCTTAAAGAATCAATAAATGCAGTCACTGATTCCTGTGATTCGTCTCTCAGTATAATTTGATCATCAACTGTATTTACGTATTTAATACAATTACCAATCATCATCATTGTAAGTTCAGTGCTACTCATTTCTTGCATTCCAGCTTTATTTAAATCACTATAAGCTGGCCATTGCATTTCTAAACTAATATCGTCTGTAAGAACAATTGTTGATGACACATCAGGCATAGCCGGAGCAATATCAGATAGATCAACAACTAATTCATTTGATTCTTCGCATTCAGTACATTTTAAATTCAGTTTACTTGTTTCTCCAACAGATTTAGATCTAATAGTTACGAACATATATTCAATATCAAATATTGCGAGTTCATTCCATTTTATATCACTTTCCTCTGTATCGACACACGCCTTTATGGTATCAATAATTGATGAGAACATTTGATTTGAATCTTCTGATTCCATAGCAAGCATCAGAACCTTTTCTTCTCTTACTAGATAAGGTCTAAAACGTACTATTTGACCAGTTGATGGAATAGTCATTTCATATTTAGGTTTGTCATTTAAAATTGGTAGTGCCATTATATTACCTCATGGTTTAAAATTATAAATATTATCCGATATTTCTTTCGTGATCTAACCATACACTTTTTAATTTATTTAAATCTCGTACATCTTTTACGAATTTATCAATTCCGTCAGGAAGACCTAAGCCACTGCCACCTGGAACATTTTTCATAGCGGAGGGTATCTGTGACAAATATCGAGTATATGTTATAGTCACGGTTGTATCTACAATACCGTTATTTTCGTTCGAAAAATCTTGTTGATTTATAGTCACAGGAAAAGCATCTATTAATGAAACGCCAAATAAAGGAGATCCCTCTGTTGAAAATGCAGTTATTGTCATATCTTTTGCGTATGATTTTTTAAAGTTAAGTTCTCCTTCATCTTGATCTACTTGTGTATTTTGCCAAGTTTGAAAATATTTTCTTATTGGAAAATCATTTGGTTCATAAAAAGAAAGTGTTACATCTGATTGAGCATAACCATAAGTAATTTTCTCTTGTTTCATTCCTATTACCCGCTCTGATGTTAGCATTTGATTCATAGGTAAAGAACAGGATCTGCATAAAAAATGTAAGGTATCTCGAGCTGGCAGACCCTGAGCCACTGCAGCAACTCGCGATTCATTGCTTGGAGGTTGAAATTTGTTGTGGTCATCTTCTATGGTTCTACCTGCAGGCAAACCTATCACAAATTTATTTGATCTTGCTAGGCCTTTTCCGATCTGACCTTTAAAAGCATCAATATTAAATATACGACTATTACCCATTTATGATCTTCCTCGAATTTTGATATACTTCTCGACCAGATGCTTTATTCCAGGATGCAGTTGGAAGAAATGTAGCTATCTCCCACTCAGGTGCATGCACAGTTGCAAGTCTACTTTTCAAATGTTTCTTTAAATAATGTTTAATAGTAGGTTTGTAGTATTTCATATTTGTTGCGGCTTTGACTGTTCGATATGTAACATTAAAATCATCTTGCCCTGCATTTTCCATTAGAGCATCAAGAAATTTAGCTCGTAAAGTAGGTGGTAAATAATGAAGATTCATTCCTAAAAAGCCTCCCTTTGCTTTACCAATAATAATTACAAGCGGAAAGCTATCATAAAATGGCAATGTTTCTTTGTGCTTTGGATCATAGAAGAACATGCACATCTTACCAATATCAGTATTATTAGTAAGAGTCAATTCATCTTCTTGCATTAATGTACCTTGTTTAATTCTACGAAACTCTTTTCCGCGCATAGAAGTAATTTTCTTGCGGAACCATTCACGCGATTCTTTAGAACGAGGTGTAATTCCCGCTCTAAAGGCTTCTAATTCTAGTGTTTTAAATATCTCTGTCATGAATCTATTTATACTTTTTTCTTAGGTTTCTTCATTGGAGGAAGTGGTTTCATTTTTTTTGGAGGTTTTGGCATTATTCCCATTTGCTGTAGTGTATGCTCTGTCCATATCTGAAATTCCCATTTATGATCTGCTGCATACGATTTAGCGGCTTTCCATTTATTCATATTCTTTACATATGCTAGACCTTCGGTTATGTACCGTTTAGTTTTTTTACCTGGATTTTTTGGAGGGCGTGTCTGAACATCTGGTTTTATTTCAATTAATAATGTTTTTCCGTTCTTAAAAGTAACCTTAAGATCTACAAAGTATCTATGATATTTTTTATCTACTTCATAAAGATAAGGAACTATAACTTCTTCACTAGACCATGAGACTACATCAGTTTGTTCATCACACCATCGAAAACAATGTCTTTCCCACATCGAGCGATATACGATTTTAGTATAATCTCCACGATATTTACGAGGATTTTTTGGATTAAATTTACCCGAGTATGTTTTCATGTTTTCCTATATAAATATAACTAGTAGAATTTAGCTTTATTTATAGGAAATTTCGTATGGTATTTAACGTCGAAGATACGGCTGCTAGGCTCAGAGGAACAAGAAAACGAATCATGGGCAGTCTTGATTTCGAAGCCCGTGCCGGGAGGCAAATGGGAGGTCTCGATTTCGAAGCTGAAGCCGATGTTGCAACTGCAAATGCAGTGAAAACAAGAAAAAGAAGATTTAAATTTCCTTTAGTAAATGAAAACGATTATAAAGCTTATATCTTATTTCAACCAATAATTACTACTCCTCCAGAGTTAGGTGAGTCAATGAAAGCTTTTGGTGAAATGTTTAAAAGCTTAGCAGATCTAACAATAAGAGCTGCAACTGGTGTTACTCCGACTGAAGATCCCATGGAGCCGGATGGAGGTCAAGCTAATTTTGTTTCAAATACTAATAATATTATGTCAAATGAAAAAAAAGAATTAGGAAAAAATAGCTGTAAAATGTATATGCCTTCAAATATAACATTTCAGGACGGCGTTAATTATTCTACAGCCGATCTTGGCTTTATGGGAGGTGCTGCTTCAGAAGCAATATCTAATGGCGGTGGGTTGTTAGAAGGTTTAGCTAGTGGTGGCTTATCTTCACTTGATAATTTTTATCAAGCATTAAAAGGTTCAGTTAGTCAAGATGCAGCAAGATTAGGAGTAACACGTCTTGCAGGTATGGCTGGTAAAAATGGAGCAATAGATGGAGCAGTACGAGGATCATTAAGAACTTCACCTATTTCTAATATGACAATGTTATTTGATAAACCTAATTTAAGAACATTTTCATTTAGTTTTAAAATGCAACCAGTTTCAAAAGAAGAGGCGTTTGAAATTGTTCAAATTGTAAAATTCTTTAGAACTGAATTATATCCAGAAGCGTTTAATACCGATACTCTTGGAGGAATAAGTGTTCCATTTGGATACAGATTTCCAAATGAAATTCAAATCAGTATGCACTACGGAGATAGAGGAAATAATAGAAACTTTATAAAATTCAAACCGTGTTATTTAACTAATTTTCAAGCAACTTTTAATGCTCCATCTGGATCTTTTTTCAAAGGTGGAGATTGGCAAGAAACGACCATATCTATGACATTACGAGAAAATGAATTGTTGAATAAAGATGATATACGGAAAGGATACTAAATGGGATATTTTGCTCCGTTTGAAAATGTACAATATAAATTTGGAGGTGCAGACAATGCACTTACAATTTTTCAAAATGTATCTGCATACGCAGATATTCTTGACACCTTTAAAGAGTCATTTCAGCATTATTTAACTTATACTGTTTTAGATGGAGATAGACCAGATGTAATATCTGCTAAATTATATGATGACCCAAAATATTACTGGACATTTTATTTGATGAATGATCATGTTAGAAGAGGTGGATGGCCTCTTGGGTATAATCAGCTATTAGAAAAAACCACAGCCGCATATCCTAATACTACTCTTGTTTTTAGAACTGATGATGATGGAGTACCGCATGTAGGACACCCTACAAGTAGTTCTGACTTAGTCAAAATATTTGGTGTAGGTAGTTTAGTAGAAGGTACCCAATCAGGCGCTACAGGTACAGTAATTCGAAAAAATTTAGATTTAGGTCAAATAGTTATTAGTAATTCTACCGGAACCTGGATAAACGGAGAAACAGTAAAGTTCGATAGAATAATACAAAATCCTCTTTCTTTGACCGATCCTGATTCAGTTGTACCATATCCTGATATTACTTTATTTGAAAATGCTAAATTAAAATCCTCATCTCTTGAAATTTATTCTGCTCATCATTACGAAAATGCTAATGGAGAGTGGGTAGATATCGATGTGAGAAGTGAAAATCAAAGTTCTCTTATAAAAGAAGTCACTCTATTTGAGCATCACACAGTTAAAAATGATGAGCTAAGAACTATTAAAGTATTAAAAGCTGGAGCAATTCGGGCAGTTCATAGAGCATTTATAGAACATATGACTGGATAATTTTCAAATGGCAGAAATTAGTAAATATAGCAATCCATACGAATACGTTATCGAAAGAGTTGTGATAACAGCAGACCGTTGGAATGAATGGGCTGCTGAAGGTTATGATATTAAAAATATGATAAACGAAATAAGTTTTTTTGAATCTTTAGAAAATCCGTTTTTAACCGCAAATTTAGCATTTTTAGATAATGAAAATTTAGGAGATAGATTTCCATTTCAAGGAACTGAAAGAGTTGAAATAACAATTTTAGGCGGTGATGGATTAGATGATAATGGTCAAAACTTTATTACTAAACGTTTTATTGTAAATAAAGTAACAAACACTGGTAAAAGTAACGATAATAATGAAATTGTGTTACTACATTTAATAGAAGAAAGAGCTTATCAATCAAATTTAATGAGTGTAAATAAAATTTTTAAAGCCATCGAAAGCCGAGGAGGTTTTAATGCCGGCGGATTTTCTAGTACTGCTACTGATATAATACAAAGTTTACTACGTGAATTAGATAGATATACTCATAGTGGAGCTGATTATTTTTTAAGTAATGAGTTATTATTTAATAAAAATAGAGAACCAGTTATAGACGGATCCTTAAAAGTTATTATTCCAAATATGGGTCCTTTAGAAGCAGCAAAATGGTTGTGTGATAGATGTGTGACAACGAATGGGTTTCCATATTATGTGTATGCTAGTATGGGTGATGATAAAATTAGATTTTTAGATTTAGAAACTATGTTAGAATTACCTTCTTTAAATAATCCAGGAACTGGGCTAGTTCCATACACATATTCTGAAGCTATAGCAGCCAAAGCGCAAACTTTAAAACCTATTGAAAAATTATTTTTAATTAAAAGTCATATGTATAAAGAAAATGAAAGTCAGAATACGTATAATATGCTAGGTCTGGGCCCTGCTACATATAATTTTATTGATACGTTTGAAGGCACTATTCATGTTAGAAAACATAATCCAGGAGAAATGTTTGCTAGAGCAAAAATGCTAGGTATTATGAATGAATTAGATATTCCGGTGTATGACGACAAAGCGGTTTTTGCAGGTAAAAATATTGGTCAATATAATGCAGCTACTATAACAAATATTACTACTAGCCATTCTCAAAGTGGAATATCTAGTGGTTTACCAGATGATATTAGAGGTTATAACGAATGTGAAGATGGAAACTTGCATAATTTAAAAGTAACAGCATTAGGATTAAGAACTTATGTACATAAGTCTGGATTAACTATTACAGTTCCAGGTAAAAATTTCTTAGCAAAAGACAAAAATATGTCTATAAGTAATAAAATATCTGTTGAATTTAAAAAGAATGCTATGCATCATAGAGCAGAAAATAATGAAGAGTTAGATATAAAAAAATCTGGAGATTATATTATACACACTGCTAAACACACTTTTAGTCCGGCTGGAGATGGAGCATTTTCCACTACTTTAGGCCTAATTAAATTAGGTCATAGAAGAAGGTAAGATTTAAATGAAAAGTTTATCGAGCGCGTATTGGGGAGATGATCCAAGATTTTTTATTGGAAAGGTTAGAAGAAATGACGACCCCAAAAGAATGGGAAGAGTTCAAGTTAGAATATTTGGTATTCATGATAATTTAGAAATTGCTGACGTTGATTTACCTTGGGCTCAAACTTTAATTCCAGTCACTTCTCCTGGAATATCAGGTGATGGTGAAAACAGTGTATTAGGCCGCGGGGCGATGGTGCATGGTATGTTTTTAGACGGAAAGTTATCACAAATACCTCTAGTCCTTGGAAGCTATATTACTAGACAATTACCGTCATATATTCAAGCAAGTGATCCTTCTTTAGAAAATCAATTAGTTGATGGCGGTGAAAATGTTGCAGTTAGATCTGAAGGAAAATATTCTAAAGGTGATGGAGTTTCAACTCAAGCGAATTCAGCTGAGATAGAAGCAATTGCTAAAGCTATGCCAGGAAATGGAACAGAAGAAAAACTATTTACTGCTTTAAGTAATTTTATGCAACCAGCTCAAGTCTGTGGATTCATGGGAAATATTAGAATAGAATCTGGACCAGGTGGTGGACGAGATTATAGAGGAGTTTATACTGTAACAAAAGCATCAAAATCACACCAATATCAGAGTAGCTATGAAGGTCAGTCAGTATTTTTTAAAAGCGGGCCATGGAACGAAATAATTAATCCTGATGATGTTGGACTTCCTGCATTTGGTTTGTGTCAATGGAGGGGTCAACGTTGGGAAAATTTAATATTATTTTCTGAAAAAATGAATTTACCGTGGCAAAGTTTGGATGCACAGGCCCGATTTATATGGCACGAATGTACAGATAGCGGTCAATATAATGAGAAAAGTGCTTGGGGACATATAAATTCATGTGGCAGTGATGTAGCAAATACTGCTTATAGCGTGTGTAGATTCTTTGAAAGACCTTCGTTTAAGTTCATAAAATATGGTGGAGAATTTGGTTCATGTCCATATACAGCTGGCGGCACGAGTAAAAATAGCGGTGGGCGAAGATATTGGTCAAAGTCTTTAAGAGAAAGAATTAAATGGGCTAAAGTTTATCATCGTAGATTTGTTAGTGGTAGTTCATAAGGAGAGCTGATTGTGGATATTAAGAATTTAAATTCAAAACTAAGTAACGTAAGAGGTACTTTAGATTTCGAAAATCTGACTTCAAAAGTAGACATCGTTGGTAAAGGCCTTAAATCGCTAAGTGATACTAAAATGCTATTAAATAAAGTTGGAAATAGTATTAACGGAATTAAATCAGTTACTGAATCTTTACCTGAAGCTAAAGAAAGTATAGCTAATCTTATTGCTGTAGCTCCTATTGTAGAACTAACAAATAAAATGCCAGGTCTTGAAGATAAGATGAATAAGTCTTTAACTGCAGCAGAAGCTGAAATTGTTCAGCAAATGAGCGCACGACCTTGGACTAATCCTGATACTGGATTTGTTGGTATTCCAAAAACAGAAAATGCGGATATAAGAGCTGGTATAAAGAAAGCTAATAAATTGCTTGGAACACCAGCTTCTATTCAATCGAATATTAATAAAATTACAGGATCACTTCCAAAATTTGACGACATAATGAAGGGTATTGTTCCAACTGAATTGCTTAGTGCTGCAAAAGATAGTCTTGATAAGGTAGCTAAATTAGAAGCCTTAGCAGATGGGCTTGAAACAAATTTAACAGGCAATTTGAATAGATTAACATCAATTCCTACACAACTAAAGGGTCTAACTAGTGGTCTAGGTGGAATATCTTCTGCTTTGAATGTAGATTTAGATATATCAATAAAAGGTGTAGATCAAATTTTAAAGACTGTTACTGATGTTGACAATAATATAAATGCGAAACTTGGAGTAATTCAAAATGCAAAACTATCTGCAGAAAATCATATAAAAAGAGGTATTCAAGATTTAGCTGGTTCGGTTTTATCAATTGAAAACACGATTCAATCCGTAAAAGATCTAAAAGAAGAAAATTTTACAAAAGTTATTAACGATATTAATAAAGCATCTATAATCAAAAGCGCTAAGGATGGTAAAATTGTACCGTGGAAAAATCCTAATACTGGTGAAGTTACAACTTTTGGTTCTAATATTGTTCCATATGTAAATCCAGATACTGGTCAAATTACTATTCCAGGAATGGATCCTGCACAGTCAAGAGCTATTATTGAATCACAATTAGGAATATCTATTAGTGATATAGAAAACAAAGTTAATAGTCTTACAACAGATCTTTCTACCAATGTAGAAACTGATGATAATGATGCTCCTCCGTTGTCAGCACCGCAAAGTGATATAGGACAAGCAGCTTCGAATTGGGATGGAAATAAAACAACTATATCTGATAATTCTAGAAAAGTTGAAAATCCAGGTGAATATGCATTTACTCGAGTGAATACATACGACGAATTAGTGGCTGAATTTAATAGTGTTAAAAGAGAAATTACAGAAATGATTGTTCATTGGTCTAGTCATTTTTTAGATCAGGCACATGCCGGAGCAGCGGAAGTTCATGCTAGATCAATAGCATTAAATCATCAAGGATGCTCCTATCATTATATCATAAAAAAGAATGGACAAATAGAAAGAGGACGGCCGGTATATATAGAAGGAGAACACGCTCCGGGTCACGATAAATACAGCATTGGTATTGCATTTATAGGAGGATTGAATTCATATTCCTCAGAAAAAAAAGAGAACTGGGTGTATGGAAGAGAATCGTTGACATCATCACAATATATTTCATTTGATATGATGTGTAAAGCATTTTATACTATTTGGCCAGGTTGCAGTATATTCGGTCATAACGAATTGCAAGATCAAGAATTAGATCCTGGATTCGATGTAGGTAGTTATTTAAAAAATAGATATAAGAAAACTAATCAAACAGATCCTAGTCTTCCAGCAATGGATCAGGATGCTTTAGTTGGAGAATCGCCTATGGCATCAGATGCTCTGACACTGTATAATGCTCCAAATGTTATTCCTACACCGGCGCCAGCGGTCTCACCGAATGTAGTAGATAAAGAACAAGTAAAAACCGCGATACCTCTTCCAGAAAAAATTCCAGTTGCAGTTCATGGATATGATGAAATTGTAAGTCTTCTTAATGACAAAAAATTAAAAGCCGGAGACGTTATAAAATCGTTTGATGTTATTCCAGATGAGGTATTGAGAGTCGGTGTAAATAATCAAAGTGTAGGAGATTATTTAAAACAGGGCTTAAATCTTGAAGACGCTACTAATGCTGCTACTGAAATTAAAGATAAAGCTGGAAAAGTAATTGAGACTGTAGATGACTTTAAATTTTGGGGGAGCGGCGCATGAGTTTAAGATCAGATCTTGATACTCTAATCGATAAGAATAGACAAGCGACATTACAAGGTAAAACTTTAGGTACTGGATTTGAAGATCCAGCCGGAGAATTACCTCGATCTGAATATTTTTATCAACCAGGAACGGAAAAAAGTACAAGAGGAGAAACAATTCATAACCTAGAAACAGACGTTGCTGTTACAGTAGGTCGTGAAGATATATCTCTTGTACATGAAGTTCCATCTTCTGCAACTGAAGTATCAATTAAGACAACACCGAAAGGCCATGTGATTCTTTATGATGATACTATAGGCAGCGAAAGAATTCTACTTAAGCATATGTCAGGCGCCGGAGTTGAAATGAAACCAGATGGCTCTATTATTGTTAATGCAAGAGGTAATAGAGTAGATTTGATAACTGGTAATCATCATCTATTTACAGAAGGAAATGGCAATCTTACTTATTCAGGTGACTTAAATATGAATATCGGTGGAGATTTTAATCTTGATGTTGGAGGAAATTATAATCTAAAAGTTGGAGGTCATTGGATCGTAAACGTCTTTGGGTCTTATACTAAACGAATTATTGGCATGATGGCTGAAACTATTCAAAAAGTAAAAAGTACTACTGTATTAAAAGATGTTACAAATACATTTCTTGGAAAACTAAGCACTTCAGTAAAAGCAGATTATGAGTTTGTTGTGAGAGGTGAAGCAGATTATAATCACAAAGGATCTACAACTCTTACATCACAAACTGAAATATCTTTAAGTTCTCCTAATATCAATATTGTTGCTCAGGATTTGACTGCTACAGGTAATACTGGAACTATTGGTGGTGAGAATATTGTAATGTATAATTATAATATGTTTACTGGCCATTCAATAAATGCAATTGACAATGTAACAACTGCAACTATCTATAATGATACTCAAGTGACAACAGGTCATATGAATATTCCAGTTGTATACGGTGATTTACAAGGCACGGCCACTCAGGCAATGGTATCAAACCAAGCTGGCCTTCATCCTTCGTCTGGCGCACACGCTGGTTCAGGATATGGTTATTCAGCCGCAACAGATACAACTGCTGACATTCCGCCAAATACTACAAAGGGACCAAAGAAATGGCCAACAGACGCTGCGAGCGATTATGGGCCAAGTGGATTAGATAATTTAAAGCCATTACCAACCGCAACTACTTCTTCTATATTCTTAGATAAATCTGCATATATGGTACAATCAGTTTTTGTAGATGAAGATGATGGAATCTATAATTATATGGATAAAACCGTTACAACAGCAGGAGTTACAGAGAAACCTCTCACTACAGCTGAAATAAGAATTAAAATGCGTAATCCAGCAAATAAAAATAATTTATCGTTTACTCAAGAGCAAATCGCGGCTGGGGTATTGTCTTCTTCATATACTGAAAAAGTTCCTCCACATATAGATCGTATAGTCGGAAAGAAAACTCAATCTAGAATGGGAGGGCAAGTCATCGGTGCGGTTGATCCTACCACCATAATTTCTAGATATAAAGCGAGCGATACATCTAAAAAACAAATTAAATTTATTGTACCTGAAGCACAATATAATCCAAACCATATTAAAACTATTAAAATGGGAACTCTTCTTTCAGCTGGCGTACCAATCGCAAAATTCTTTCCAAATTCTGAAACAATGAATCATATGAGTCAGATTGAAAGACATAGAGTAGCAAGGAATTTAGTTGGTAGTGTTAAGCTATTAAAATTAGTAAAAGCTCCTAAATTTATGGATGGATTTAATGTAAAAATAGTTGAGGGTGTCCAAAAATTAGGGCCAAGTGACAAATCCGCCCCAGAAGACTCTATTACAAAATTATCAAGTACTGGTAGGGTAGTTGCATTTGAAGTTAGAAATGGTAGAACTGGTGAGCTGTCTCCTGATGTAACTTTTGACTTAGCTAGTTATTTAAAAGACAATGCAGAATTTGATAAATTAATATTATCTTACGATACATATGAAGTAGATGAATTATCAAATGGAGAAAAAATATTATATTGTTCAATTATAGTTACTATGCCAGAAATACCACAGAATTATAAAATTACATTTAAACAAGAGCTAGAAACTATTTTTAATGATGAGTTGCAATCAGCTAAAGATTTAATTGAAATAACTTTAAGTGAAACAGGAGCAATTGAATTAGAAGATATAACAGCTCCAGCTATTACTGAGGAAGGGTTAAAGAAAATTAAAACTAAAAGCGGGTTTTATGCCATGGTATCAGCTGTAGTATGGGATAATCTTCAAGGATTTATTAACAAACTTGAAGGGCCAGAATATAATTATACAATTAAAACATTAGAAGGATATTCTACAACTACGCAGAGATATTCAAATCTTCCTGATGAATACAAAGGAGAGGATTTATGGACTTCTAATGCGTCTGGTTTAGGTATAAACATTAATGCTTCTCAGAATTTAAAGGGTACTACTCTTGTTCATGATTTTCCAGACGCCATTGCAGAAATTGCTAGATCTTTTGGATTGGGTTGGGGAGGAGATTTTAACATTTATAAAGATGCAAGTCTATTTACAATGAGAGATGAAGAAGGCGGATCGATTCCAGCTCCTCGATCAAACGAAATATATAAAACAGCTGAAACAAAAGCTGAAATAGTTAAAGAAAAAGAAACTCCAAAAGTTGTTAAGGAACCAGAACCGAAGAAAGCCGGGACAAAAACAAAACTACCGAATGGCACATATGGAAGCATTGACGAATTAACTGCAGCAGCAAAAGCTGGAAAACATGCTCCAGGAAGTACTCTAATATTCCATGATGTTGAAGGCGAAAAGGAATTCTTTAAACAAGTCGGATATAATGAACGTGACTTCCATGGTCCTATTAAATATAGAGTTTATGTAAGCAGAGCAATTTCAGCTGATCGACCAATGTATATGGCTATTAGAGTGGGGCTAGAGGATTCTATAGTGCCGGCATCGCAAGGCCGAGGAAGCCTTAATTGGAGTTTAAAATAACAAATAATTAACAAATAAATGTATAAATAGAATAAACAATAGAAGATAGAATAAAATGGTAACAAGAGCATTCTCAACAGAAGATGGAAATCTTTCAACTGCAGGTATTATCACTTCTGGTATTCGAGAGAGTAAAGACATTAATCTATTGTTTAACTTAAAAACTAATGGTGATATTTTTAAAAAAACAGAAGCAGCTGCAGTTAAACAGGCTGTAAAAAATTTATTAATGACTAACAAATTTGAAAAACCTTTTCAGCACTCTTTTGGTGCTGATCTGACTGGATTGCTTTTTGAATTAGCTGATGATTTGTTAGAAGATGATATTAACCAAGAAGTCGCAATGGCAGTAAAAAACTGGGAACCGAGAGCAAAAATATTAAATGTTCAATCTACGATTCGACCCGATTTAAATAACATTTTTTGTAGAATAGAGTTTTTAGTATTATCTACAGGAACAATAGAAGTTATAGAAACTTCAGTAGCAAGGTTAAGATAAATGGCAACAAATATTACATCAACCCAACTTGATTTTGAAAATATAAAAAGTGCTCTTAAGACATTTTTTAAAGAAAAATCAGAGTTTACTGACTATGACTTTGAAGCTTCTGGTTTAAGTAACATACTAGATGTGTTAGCATATAACACGCATTATAACGGTCTTATTGCTAATTTTGCGTTAAACGAATCATTTTTAAATACTGCTCAGTTAAGACCTTCTGTAGTATCTCATGCTGAAATGCTAGGTCTAGATATTGCTTCTAAAACATCTTCAAGAGTAGCTTTAAAAGCTACGGTTAATACTGGATTAGTAGCTAACCGTCCTACATCTATTCTTCTTCCACCTGGATTTACATTTAGTACTACTATTGATGGGAATTCGTATGAATTTCATACTAGACAAAGATACACTGGTGTAGAATCTAACGGAGTTTATACTTTTAATTCATCTACTGGTGCGTCTGAAATTATTGCCTATGAAGGTAAAGTTACTAATAAGACATTTATAGTAGGAGCAACTACAGATAGACAAGTATATGTTATTCCAGATAAAAATATCGACGTTAAAACCGCTAGTGTAACAGTATATAATTCTACAACATCTGCATCTTATGAAACTTATACTGAATTAGATAGAGCTGTTACAGTCGATTCTACTTCAACGTATTATACGATAAGAGAAACGCCAAATGGTTTTTATGAAATTAATTTTGGCGATGGAGTAACTTTTGGCAAATCACCGACAGCTGGTAATAAGATTGTTGTGAGCTATTTAAGTACAGCAGGCGAAGCTGGTAATGGAGGAATTGCATTTACCGCAAATAATCAAATATCTATATTAGGCACAAGCTATCCAGTAAATGTAATACCACTTTCAAAATCAATTAGTGGATCTAATTTACAATCTATTGACACTATAAAGCAGTTGGCACCTGTTGCTTTTAGTACACAACAAAGACTTGTTACTGCTTTAGATTACGAATCAATGATTAAAGCTAATTTCCCAGCTATTCAATCAGTTGCAGCCTGGGGAAGTCAAGATAATATTCCAGTTGATTATGGTTGTGTATATATCAGCTTAGATTATGGATCTGGTGTAACTGAAGAAGAAAAAATAAATATAAAGTCGAATATAGTTAATATATACACCAACAATCTTGCCATTATGGCTATAAGTACAAAATTTGTAGAGCCAGTTTCTCTTGATTTTTTAATCGATGCAAATATTCAATGGGACCCTAATCTTACTGGATTAAAGTCAGGTAATATCGAAGCTAGAACAAAAAATCTTATTAAAACACATTTTGATACACTATTAGCTGGATTTGGTAAAACTTTTAGAAGATCATCATTGTTAACAAAGATCGATGCTTATGACCCATCTGTTCTTTCTTCTAGTATGAATGTTAAACTTCAAATAAGCTTTCAGCCAACACTCAATTTAGAAGATTCGTATAAATTATATTTTCCGGTGCGACTGGAAAATCCATCTGAGGATAGATATAGTATTGAATCAAGCACATTTACGTATGGTGATAATAACATTATTGCGAGAATAAGAAATCAACTAGGTACTACTGTACTTCAAATTGTTGATGCAAATAGTTCGGTAATAGTAGATACTTTAGGAACATATTTTCCGCAAAGCGGTTTAGTCCAGTTAAACGGATTTGCACCAAGAGCCATTATAGATGGATCAGGTTCTGTCAAAATTAAAGCTATTCCTCAAGATCAAACAGTAATTAAACCTCTTAGAAATTACGTATTAAGTGTATCTGAAAATAATCTAACAGTTGGTGTTAATATCGATTATCAAGATACTAATATAGTGTTAGGTTACTAAGAGAATGGTAAAAGGTTTAGAGCATACATTAAGAGATTTTAATCGATTACCGATAGAGATGCATAAGAGCTCAGTTAAAGAAGTTCTGCCTCAATATTTTGTTGATGAATATCCAAGTATCATATTATTTTTAGAATACTACTACGAATTTTTAGATGCTAAAAGTTTTGGATCTTTAGTAAAAGATGTTTATACGTGTAGAGATGTTGAAGATAATTCTTTAGAACAGTTAGATTTAATGTTAAATGAATTTGCATTATCAACTGGTGTTTTAAAGTTTCCAAAAGTACCAAGAGAAATTATTCGTAATTTTGCAAAGTTTTATAGAGTAAAAGGATCTAAATATTCGGCTGAAGGTTTCTTTAGAGCTTTTTTTGCTACAGATGCAGTTGTTCATTATCCTAAAAACGATTTATTTTATCTTAATGATTCCTCTTCTCCAATTGGAGTTGATGCTCAAAAAGTATTACAAGATGGAAAAATTTATCAATTGCTATCTCATCTAATTAGAACAGATGTTGGTATGCCTAGTTGGGAAGAATTATATAAAAAGTTTGTACATCCAGCCGGATTTTTCTTAGGCGCTGAAATAGTAATACAAGAGCCAGCAACCAATTCAATTATTTCTGGTGTAACTGCTAAAATATTTGATATACAACCATTCGCTGTTCATGGTGAAGCTTCAATATCTGAAAATTATTTTTATGATTCACTTGGTTCAAGACTAACAGCTCAGACTTTCCAAGAATTAGATATTACTTCACTTACATCAGAAACTTTTAATGGAAATGTTTATAATCTTAGATTACATACACAACCATTAAGAAATAATATATATCTTAATAGAACTATCACTGAGCTCGAGGCTGCGTATCCTACTACTTATGCTTGGGCAGCACAAACAAGAGAAATTTGGAATACTACAGCAGATAGCGCATCGTTTATTCGAAGTGATAGCAACCCAACGCTTTCTCTTGGAAATGGTATCGATTCTTATGGTTATCATGGCACATATCCATCCTTCTATGTAGGCACTGGAGATAATCCATCGTATATGACAAAGCCGTATCCATCTATTATTACTACATCTCTTGCATATGCAGAACAAGGCGCAGCGTTCTTTGAAGCTGATTCAGATATGACTCAACTTTATCCGCTATATGATTCTGATATTGTAGGATAAGTTAAAAAAAGTATATAAATATAGTTAACAAATATTAATATTTTTACTATTACAATTTGAGTACATATTAAGTTAGGAAAGAAATATGACAGCTATCGTCACTGATGATTTAAAATTTAACATCTTAAGCGCTTTACTGGGCGATTATAATACCTCAGGCACAGAATATTATATTGGTGTTGGAAGATCTGAAATTTGGGATAGTAATGATGCAGCTACTACTCCGATTAATGCCAAATTTGATATAATAGATTTTAAAGAACGGTTGCAATCCGTAAAAAAAGTAGAAGCTGCTAGTTTCGTTGTACCAAGACAAGATTGGGCATACGGAACAGTTTACCCTCAATGGGATGATAGAAGACAAGGTAGTTTAAGTGTTGGAACTAGGTATTATGTTTTAACAGATAATTACGGAGTATATATTTGTTTACGGACTGGCAGAAATAAACAAGGAGTTGTGCAACCATCTCTTGTGAAACCAAGTGGAAACGAAAACGTTGATCCGTTCTCGACATCAGATGGTTATGTATGGAAGTTTCTTTATACTGTTAGTGCTCTAAAAGCTAATTTCTTTTTGTCATCTCAGTATATGCCTGTTCATATTCAAGAAACAGCTCCAGATTCAAACTCAACAGGAATTGAAATTAAGCAGTGGGAAATTCAACAAAATGCTAAGCCAGGTAGAATTACTTCATTCGTAATGACAAACGGTGGCAATGGATATGGAACTACTGGAGCTTTGCCAAATGTCGTTATTCGTGGGAATGGAACGTTATCGTTCGGTGATTCTGCTACAAATTTTGTAACTGCAGTTATAGATTCAAATGCCGGAACAATTACTGCTATTAATACTAATCCTACTTCTGGAAATACATTAAGCTATTTAGATAGCTATGATTTCGCTGCTGTTACAATTTCTCCAGATGGATCTGGCGGTGACAGCGCTCAAGCAAGACCTATCATCGGGCCAACGCCAGGATTTGGCAGAGATGCAAGGAAAGATTTAAAAGCAAATGCTTTAATGTTTAGAAGCAAAATTTTAGATATTGATGATGATTTTATTTTATCTCAAGACTTTAGACAAATAGGTCTTTTAAAAAATCCAAGCGCCGGAGATTCTGCAGGTGACTTTTTTGCTCTTACTGGTATAGCATCTAGAAATATTAAATTATCAAGTTATACTATTGCATTTAATAAAGATAAAATTATTGAAGGTGTAAGTAGTGGAGCTAAAGCTTATATAGATAATGTAGATTCAAGTGTAACTTTAGGATCAAGATTATTTTACCATCAGTCTCCTGAAACTGGTTTTAAACAATTTCAAACTGGTGAAACTATTGCAGAAACAAATGGAAACGGTGAAGGTGTTATTGAAACACATGATAATCCAGGTGAAGTGGATAGATTATCTGGTGAAGTTTTATATTTAGATAATCGAGTAGCAGTTTCTCGTACTGCAAATCAGTCCGAAGATATTAAAGTAATAATCCAATTATAAGAGTAGAGTAATAACATGCCAATAAGCTTCTCAGAAAACTTGATGAATTCTACCTATAAGGATGATTTTTCCGATAGCGCTGGGTACAAAAGAATTCTTTTTAATCCGCGTAGAGCGCTACAAGCAAGAGAATTAACTCAATCCCAAACTATTATTCAAAAAGATATGGAGCGGTTTGGTCGAAATATCTTTAAAGAAGGAGCGATGGTTAATCCAGGTGGAATTAGTTTAAACGCTAATATTCAATTTGTTAAATTGCAGCCAGGCATTTTGCAAGCTCCTACTACTGCATTTGCAGCAAACACACTAGCTGTGCCTGGAGCTATTTTTAACGGATTAACTTCTGGTATTAGTGCTGAGATTATCTGTGTTGAAGACGGGGATGGAACAGCTGAAAATCCTCCTACACTTTATATTATGTATCGAAGTGGTGGATCGCAGACCGCTGGAATCTCTACCTTAAGATTTTTGCCAGATGAAACGATTCAAATAGATAACGGCAGTGAATCGTATAAAATTAAAGCTAATCATACTGAATCAAATCCATCGTACGGTCAAGGTGTACGACTATCAGTCGCATCAGGTGATTATTTTACGCAAGGTCATTTTTGTTTTGCTACATCTCAATCAATAATTGTTTCAAAATATAGCAATGATTTTACAGGGCAGGTAGGATTTAATGTAGTTCAGGATGTAGTCACCGCATCTGATAATGATGCGTTATTTGACAATCAAGGACAATTTCCAAATATTGCAGCACCTGGTGCTGACCGTTATAGAATAACTTTAACACTTGTAGTTAAACCGGCTAATCCTGGCTTAACTACATTTATGTATATTGCTAATATTATTAATTCAGTTATAGTAGAACAAGCAACAGGATTTAATCAATATAATAAAATTAATGATCTAATCGCTCAAAGAACATCTGAAGAATCTGGTAATTATGTTGTAGATCCATTTTATTTGACATACGATTCTGGTAGTAGTACAACCTTAGAAGCAGAATTAAGTCCGGGTAAAGCATATGTAAATGGTCATAGAATTAATCTACCAACTCGAACACAGATTTCGGTTAATAAAGCAACTACCTTTGCTGGTAATACTTCGACTGGCGATATTAGTTCTATTCCTGCAGAATACGGAAGTTATGTAATTGTATCGGCATTTGTTGGCGCATTACCTATGGATTCACCAAGTGGTAATCAAAAAACTACATTTCCAGCAGTTAATATTTACAAAGCTGATAATTCAGTGTTAGGAACTTGTAGAGTACGCCATGTAGATGCACCAGCAGCATTTGGTTCGAACTTTAGAGTCTTTATATTTGATGTAGTAATGACAGGTACAAATAGCTTTAGAGATGCAGTTAAAATTGGTACTAGTACAAGTGTTTATTCAACATTAGTATTAGAAGGAAGCCCTGCTGGAGCAGTTCTTAAAGAAGCAAATGATAATAATTTATTCTTTGAAGTTCCTTATAAAAGACCAAAAGATATTGCAATTGTTAATATGACTGTAATGCGTAAATTTACAGGAACTCCTTCAAGTAATTCTATAACACTTACTGGTTTATCTGGAGAAATATTTGATAATACTGGTGATTGGATTATAATGCAAGGAGGTACAGTCACTACTGCTGCAACAATAGGGTCTCCGGGTAGTCAGACTATTCAAATTACTGGCTTACCACATGCTACTAATGCTGTTGAAGTATTGGCATATGTTAAAAAATCAAGTAACATTTCTGTAAGATCAAAAACGGTTTCAACTAATCAACAAGAAACTATTGCTATTGTTGTTAGCGGTGGTATTGGAACTGTAGATCTTGATCAAAACGATATTATTGCAGTAACAATGATTAAAGAAGGATCATCAAGTGGTCCTGATGTAAGTGATCAGTTTGTAGTCGATAACGGACAACGAGACGGATTCTACGGACTAGGAAAATTAATAAGAAAATCTACGAGCGGTCTTACTGGTAATGTTTATGTAGAATTTACATATTATCAACATGGAGCCGGTGTATGTTTTGCAGTAGGATCTTATCCAGGTCTTCCGGCTGGATATGGTGATATTCCAGAATATATCATGAGAGATGGAACAGTAGTTCAACTCAGAGACGTAATGGACTTCAGATCAGCTATAGCACCTGGCGGTTCAGTATTTAATGATACTGGAGGAGCGACTGGTGGTGTAGTTAATGAATTACCTCAAAATGATACACTTATAGACGTGAGAATTGAGCATTATCTTCCAAGACAAGATAGAATCATTATAAATTCTGAAGGTATTTTAGAAAACTTAGAAGGAACACCAGCAGATAATCCAGTATTACCATCTCAACCACCTAAATCTTTAGAATTATATAGATCGTCACTTAACGGTGGTACAATTTCTCCTTCTGACATGGTCGTTAAATTTATTGAAAATAAAGGTTATACCATGAAAGATATTGGTAAAATCGATAAGCGAGTAGATTTATTAGAAGAAACTGTAGCTCTTAGTTTATTAGAACTAGATACTAATGCGTTGGAAGTTATTGATGCTTCAGGTAATAATAGAACTAAATCTGGATTTCTTGTAGATAATTTTAAAGATCTTTTTCACGCTAATGTTAATTCAGTTGAATATAAAGCTTCTATTGATCCAAAAACTATGACTTTACATCCACCTTTTACTGAATATAATGTAGGGCTTATTTACGATGCAGCAACTTCTTCTTCGAGGACTGTAAGCGGAGTAGATACACCAGACACCGTTTTAAAAGGAGATAACATTTATATTAAACATACTGAAGTTGCATATATTACACAATCAGTTGTATCACGTACAGAAAATGTTAATCCATATATGATTTCCATTTATAGTGGATCAATGACGTTATCTCCTCAGTCAGATGAATGGAAAGTTGATCAAATTGCTGCTGCAAAAGTGATTGACGGTGGAACAAGATTAAATCTCAATCAAGCGCTTCTTTTTGATCAATCAGAGTGGGGTTGGTTAGGTAACGACATTGAAGGAATGGAAGTAGGGGATGAAACTACAGTAGCATCAGCTACAACGACATCTAGTCGAGCATTCTCTCAGACCAGTGGAAGATTAACAGTTTGGGGATTTGACCAAACTACAAGTTCAATTGTAAATAGAGTAGTGGCTTCTGAAACTATTCGAACTTCTTTGGGTTCTAAAATTATTGATGTAGCAGTTATACCATTCATGAGAAGTAGAAAAGTTAGTTTTGAAGCTATTGGGTTGCGGCCAAATGCATATCATTTTGCATACTTAAATAACGTTAAAATGGATGATTTTGTTAGAAGTACTGGAAACTTTGATAGAATTAATTCCTCAAGAGTTGAATATGAATCGCCAAATAATTTTACAACACATCCAGATGGAAGTGGCGCATTACTTACAGATGCAAAGGGTAGTGTCGCAGGATCTTTTTTTATTCCTAATAATAGTACAACTAAATTTAGAACTGGTAACGCTAATTTTATGTTACTTGACGTTACAGAAACAGCGAACAACGGTGGTTTGCCAGGATCACGAGCAGTAGCATCATATAACGCTTCAGGTGCTCTACAGACTTGGCAAGAAGAAATATTATCTACTCGACATCTTACAGTAGTTGGAAATAGAGTTTCAAGTACTAGTAGAGTAGTAACTGGATCTAGATTGCAACCTGTGCCACGGATCGATCGGAGCGAGGCCCCTGATCCTTTAGCGCAATCGTTTCGTGTTCCTCAAGACGAAGGTATATTTGTAACTAAAGTTGATTTATATTTTAAAACAAAACATGCTACGCTACCAGTATGGATTGAATTAAGACCTCTTGTAAATGGTTATCCAGCATCAAATACAATTGTACCAGGATCTAGAAAATATTTAGCACCTGGTGATGTTGCAATTTCTAATGACGCAAGTCTTTCAACAACATTTACCTTTGATGAACCAATCTACTTATCTGGTAGAACAGAATACGCAATTGTTTGTATATGCGACAATACAGATTATTTATTATGGACATCATTTATGGGTGACTGGGAATTAGGATCTACTTCAAGAAGAATTACAAAACAGCCATTCTTAGGATCTTTCTTTAAGTCACAAAACAGTACAACTTGGGAAGCTTCTCAAGAACAGGATATGAAATTTACATTATATAGAGCTGATTTTGCTACTAATATACAAGCAGTTGCTCAACTTAATACAGCAGATTTACCACTTGCTCAATTAGGTCTTAATCCTATTTTAACAAATACTTCAGCTCCAACTTCAATAAGAGTTTTCCATAAGAATCATAATTTATTTGTTGGAGATAAAGTTGCTATTACTGGAGCAACTGCGGTTGGAGGCGTTACAGCTTCTCAACTTAACACTACTCATACAATAACCCATATTGATCCTACAGGCTATAAAATTACATTAGCTGCAGGATCAGCGACTTCAGCAGCTCAAGGCGGTGGAAGTGAAATATTTGCAACTAAAAATATTCAAGGAAATACTTTATATCCTATTGTTCAAACTCTTGATCCTCCTAATACAAGTATAATTCCAAAAGCAAGCTTGTATTCCGGATATTCGAATGTTGCGTTAGAAACTCCATATGTTGCGCCAGCAGGAGGATATACCGATATTGCGCTTAATCAGAAAAATTATTTTGAGACTCCGATAATGGTAGCAAATGCAGTAAAAGAAGATACTGCAACAGGTGCTGGCGGATTAGGTGGAGTTAATACTGGTTCTTTAAGACTCTCAATGAGTACAACTAGCTCTTTTGTTTCGCCTATTATTGATTTGCAAAGATGTTCATTAGTACTTACTAAAAATGAAATAGATAGACCAGCAGCATCAGCTACTTCTGGTCATAATGTGATCTTTGATTATGCTGCAGAAACTACTCCGTTTAGTGGAAGTGCTCTTGCTAAACATATTACAAAGCCAGTGACATTAACAAATACTGCAGTAGGATTAAAAGTTTTATTAGCTGGTAACAGACCTACAGGCTCGTTATTTGATGTATATTATAAAACTGGTACAGAAGATACAATACTAACTGATATTGACTGGACAATAGCTGAACTTGAAGCACCTGTTTCTACTTCAGATAATATCTATTCTTATAAAGAATATCGCTATTTAATTGGCGGCGTTGGAGGGTCTATTCCAGCCTTTACTACATTCCAAATTAAAATTGTATTTTTTGCTAATAACAGTTCAAAGGTTCCTACAGTTAAAGATTTAAGAGTTATAGCGTTAGGAGTTTAAAATTGAGAAGTAATATTAATTGTGTAAAAGTAAATGGTCATCCTAATTTAGTTAAAGATTTAGCTAGTGGAGCAATATTAAATATTGATAACGATGCTATAAATATGGCTAGAATGAAAAAGAAATTAGACGCTGCTAAAGAAAAAGAACTTGTTGAATTAAAAAATGATGTAAGTGAAATAAAAAAAATGTTAGCGCAATTAACAGAAAAAATGGTAGAATCAAATGGCTAGACAGGTAATCGTAAATCTAACTGATACAATTAATAGTTGGAGACAGAAGACCAACCTCATTGGTGAACAAGGAGGAGACTTAGATGCGCTGACTACCGGTAGTGGCCAAACAGGATCTCCTGGTTTTACTGGTCATGATTCTAGTTATGTATCAGCGATGAACCACTTACATGATATGGCATGGATAGATTCAAACCAACTTAAAGAATATCATATAGATACGCATGCGATCTCTGGCCGTAATATTGATTCAGATGTTATTACTTCTCATCACTTAGCTGTTAACGGTATGGGCGGATATTCTCTCCTTAGTGGAGGTGTTCAATATCAGTTTTTAAGATCTGATGGAGATGGAACATTTACTTGGGCTATTCCTCCGACTACAAATTACGCTGCAGGACTTGGTATAAGTAAATCTACTATAGATGATTCATCTGGTGTATTTAATGTTGCAGGTGGTCATGGATTAACTCAAGAAGCTGATGGTCTTATGTTAGAAGATATGCCAGCAAATACAGTTAAAGTAAGAGATGCAGCTGACGCTGGAGCATCGTCAAATAAAGCTGTTGTTGATGAGCAAATTTTAATTGGTGATGGAACTGGTTTTACATCTGCTGCTTTATCTCAAGATGTTCTTATGACAAATGCTGGTGTTGTTACAATCCAACCAGATGTGGTGACGAATGCAAAACTAAACAATATGGCAGCTAATACAGTTAAGGTAAATGCTACGGCAGGCGCTGAAAATCCAACTGACTTAGCATTAGGTGATAACACTCTTCTTGCAAAAGTAGGTACTGCAAATATTGATGACTTATCGATTTCTACTAATAGTGTTGTTGCTCGAGCTGCAGGAGATCTCGTAAGTTTTGCTGTGCCAGTAAATACGGTAGTTGGAAGAGTTGCTGGTGATGTGGTAGCAGCTCAAGTAGCAACTGGACAAATTGCAGATAATGCCGTCACTACTGTTAAAATATTAGATGGTAATGTAACAAATGCAAAACTAAGTAATATGGCAGCTAGTACAATTAAAGTTAGAAATGCAGCTACTGGAGGTGTACCATCAGATGTTGCTGTAGGAGATGCACAAATTTTAATTGGTAATGGCTCTGGTTTTACTGCGGCCACGTTAAGTGGAGATGCTACAATTACTAATGCTGGAGTAGTTACTCTTGCGAGTGGTGATGTAACACTGGCTACTAATGCCGATAATATTAATGTAGATGAAAAAAATGATGACGTAAATTATCAAATATTGTTTAGTGATAATAACGGCGCAGGTTACCAGCGACCATATATTGATACAGATAACGATCATTTACTATATAATCCATCATCACATACATTGACCGCAGGAACTTTTGCTGGTAATGCAACGTCTGCAAATTATGCTGACCTTGCAGAAAAATATACTACAAGCGAAGAGCATCCAGTTGGAACAGTAATGATGATATCATCAAACGAAACTGAAGAAACAGTAGCATGTACTGCAAATGGAATTCCAATGGGTGTGGTTTCAGCTGATCCCGCATATTTAATGAACGCAGATATAGATGGACAAGCACTTGCTCTTAAGGGACGTGTTCCAGTTAGAATAGTTGGAGCTGTTAATAAAGGTGATCCTGTATATGCTCACCATAATGGATGCGCAGGTAAAGAGTTTAATGGCTTTGCAACCGGTGGTATGACCGGAATAATAGGTATTGCTTTAGAATCGTCTACTGCAGTTGAAGAAAAATTAATAGAATGTGTATTAAAAGTGTAAATAACTGTTTACATTTAATTAAAAATAGTATATAATTAAATTATGATTAATAAATCTCAACTCATATCTGCACTTACTGCAAATCATATGTATGAACAAAACATGGTTTATGCTATAGATGAACAGGGTCGTGAACAACTAATTACTAGCTTTAGTGATTTGTGCAAAGCACAAAAACAAAACCATTCTATAAAAATTGAACGTATGGAAAATTTTAATTCAGCAATATACGAATATTGCTGGAAAGTAAAAACTGATTGGGAACATAAACCACACGTTACGTGTCATTTATTTTTTGCGGTGGCTGGGTCTTATTCTTTTGATATGCATACCGACCCAGATGATGTTATTATATATTGTTGTGAAGGATCTAAGTCTTTAATAATTAATGATAAGCCAGTGACTATTAGTCCAGGAGAATATATACATATACCAGCCAATACTCCTCATCAAGCATTAAATAAAGATGAAGCATTGACACTGAGCTTTGGTTTAGAAAATTATACAGAGGATAAAATTAATAATGAACTGGCTGATGTATCTCAAAACAACAGAAACATGTCAGCTTAATTGTGCGCATTGTTTTACGAGCGGAAGAAGCGGTCAAAAGATTTATTGGAATACTGATAAGCTAGTTGACTGGATTCATAGATTTAGAAAAGAAAAACCTGCAACACAAGATTCTATACATATGGAATTTCATGGTGGTGAACCGTTTCTTGTACCGGTTCGCCAAATGCGAAAGGTATACGACGCATGCGATGGTCTATGGGATCAGATGTCTTGGGGTGCAACAACTAATTTAGTTTTTAAATTAAAAGATGAACATAAAGAATTTATTAAAGGCCCGCTCGGTAATAGATTAGGTACATCTTGGGATCGTAAGATACGATTTGAAAATAATACCCAATATAATCTTTGGCATAAAAATGTAAAAACATTGCTTGCTGAAGGAGTAACTATTCGCCTGTTTATTAGTCTCACTAAAGATACTCTTGCTAAAGATCCTATAACGCTATTAAGATGGTGTAGGAGATTAGGTGTTCAAGAAGTTTCTCTTGAAAGATTAACTAATAATGGTAGTGCAAGAAAAGCATCAGAAATCTTTCCAAGCAATGCAGAACTCGATTCATATTTTTTAAAAATGCATATTCAAAGTGAAGAGCATGGAGCACGAGATTGGTTTGAAAATGACTTTTTAGAAAATGTCTATGCTAAGTTTGAAAAGACTATGACTACATGCGGAACATTTTGTAGAGATTGTGAGCAAAAACTATTTACAATAAATGGTGATGGAACTATCGCAGGATGTCCAAATAGCGCTCCTGAACAAGCCTTTGGAAGTCTAGATGATTCTATCGATATATTACTAAAAAGTCCTAAAAGAATAAGAACTATATTAGAAGAAAAAATGAGAAATCCTCTTTGTTTAGAATGTCCTGTTTCTAGATTTTGCGGAGGAGATTGTCATCAACTAGGATGGGATGGCGATATTTGCGGAGCTCCTAAAAGTTTAATGATAGAACTAGCAAAACATGTATAAATACACCTATATAACGAAAGAAGAATGAAATGGCTACATTAACAAGTCCAATTACAGCACAGAATATAATAGATAGATTTGCGGATTTTGCTCCAGCAAGTGCAAATTCTGGGATTGTTTGGGGTACCAACTCTGTTCCGTTCAGTGGATTTTCTACAAGCTATTTTGGTGGAACGACTGCTGGGAGAAGCATTGGAATTAGCGGATCTACTATAGCCGGAAATCCAATTAATGCTGCTACTATTAATACCGCAATTGAAAATGAAACCGCGGCATATAGTCAAATTAGAAATTTAAATGCAAGGCGAAACGTAACAGGTGAAACAAGTAATATAGGTACATACCAAACCCCAGGCTTAATTTTTAATCAAACACAAAAAGCTTATCTAAGCAGTAGTTATGTGCAATCTTTATCTGCAGCTGGTGTTACGTTATCATCTGGAACACAAATTACTGCTACTGGATTAGAAGCTAAATTTACTGATTTACAAACAAGATTTAATTCGTTAGTATCTAATACTATTACTGTAACTATTAATATTTGTCACAGCAGTTGTCATAGCAGCTGTCATGGTTCGCGAGGAAGACGATGAAAGTTATTGATGTTACTGCGCCGTTCAGTATTGAAGATCTAAAATTGTATTTTGAAGATGATCAAACTTTTTATATGGTTGATTACCAAAATTCTCAATTACAAGGAACAAAGCTATTAACGTATCTTAGCAATTTAGAACTGCCGTGTGATATTGGATTTGATAGTCAAGAAGACTTTGATCATATGACTAAAGAATATCTTTTAGCTAATTTTATTATAAATGTACCAACTCTTGAAGAAAGAGTAATTAATTTGTTACTTCAAATGAAAGGTATAGTAGAGCTAACAGAAAAAAACTTTATAGATGATAATGTTGATATACTTACAACGTGGACTAAAAAATTAGATTCTCTTTCATTATATAATCTTTATACTGTTGAATCAGATGAATTAAAAGATTATGTCAAAGCATTTCCAAAAGATGATACCAAAGATTTGACCGGAATAAATTTTGTAAGCTTACTTAAGCATGAAAGATTCTATCTGTTTTATGCTAATGTAATTGAACATCATAAAACATATTATAAATCATACTTTAATGAGTATATGTTTAAAGGAAATAATTTATTTAGCTATTGGGCAAATGTTAATAACCCAATGTTTTTACTAACAAGCGCAATCGCCACAGGAGAACAGTTATGATACATCTGTTTAAGAAAATTTATGTAACAACAGATAATATCATCGATCCAAAATTTGATCGTATTGTTGTATCGCAGAATAACGGTTTTAATCTTTTAGAAGATCTCCAAAAAATCTTATCTGGTCAACTTATCGCATATGGACTTGAATGGGATGATATTTTAGGAAAAGATAAAACGTTTAAAGATGCTTCAACTCTTTTTGATCAATTAGCTACTAAATGTGATGCTACAAATAAAAGAATCGTCGTTTATTGTGACAATGCAGCATTGCAATTTATTATGTCTACGTGGTATAAATTTATTTTAAAAACTCCTACAGCTGATTCAGTCGAATCATTAGTAAGAGCACATGCTTTTAAATTCAATACATTTTTTAGAGGCAGATTTTCAAGCAACAACGCAAAATTAGGAGCTGGTGAAATTTTAAAAGTAGAAAATTTCAAGACCATTTATGACAGCGTTAAAGCTCCATCTGCAGCTAAGAAAAAAGCTTTTATGACAAAATATAAAAATACAATAAGTGTTGAACATCTACTAGCAAATTATCTCAATAACAAATCTTCAAAAGCCGAGTTAAAAAGCGCAGTCAGACCTTTGCTGAAAAAGGTGTTTGAACAATATCTTTACGAATTAAAAGAAGTATTTTTCCAACATTTCTTAACTAAACCTTTTGCTGATAAATTAAGTTTAGACAAAACTTATACATTAAATAATATTAATGACATTTTTACAGATACTTCTAAATTTGCTCAAGTGTTTATTAAAGATGATATGTGGTCGATAAAATATTTAAGTGGTGCTTCTAGTAGTGATAATATAATATTTGAAAACATTTCTGATTCAGATCTCAATACTATTAAAGAGTTTGTAGCTATTATAGAAAGTCAATGGTCTGATTTTACTTTAAGAGATGATAGCATATTAGAATTCTTACCAGCAATTACTACTGAATTAACAGATGAGTTGTTGGATAGACTTATCTTAATTGAATCATCATATGACAAAGAACCTGAAAAATTCTTTGCTTTAGAGCTTGAAACAGTAAATCATTATTTAGTTCATTCACTGCTACACGCTAACTCTATTTCTGATAAAACTGTTATTGCTAAATATGTGACAGTCTAAATATTTTTTAATTTATAATGTATAGAATGAAATATGATTATATCATTTGTCAATCCTCCTCACGCTGACTGGTCATTAGCAAATAATTTTACATTTTTATTGATGCAAAGTTATTATGCACGGTATGGAAAATATAGCGAAAAAGTGCAATGGTTAGAATCACCATATAAATGGAATAGCTATAAATCGTATAATGAAGTAGTAGATGAAATAATTGCAGCAGATGTAATTATGTTTTCTTCATATACTTGGAATTATATGATATGTGATGAAATTTCTAATAAAATTAAAAATGAATATCCAGAAAAAATATTGGTTTTGGGTGGTCCACATATAGGAACTAATGAACCTGAACTATTAGCCTCTCGTCCTCAGTATGATTTAATTTGTAGACCTACTAAACCAGGTGAACCATTTATGGCTGAACTTATAGATCAGTTTATTGAAAACAAAATCGATCCAACAAGTATTCCATGGGAATTAAGGTCAGACGTAAAAGTCATACATGATATATCAAAAGAAGACTATTCGGTATACGAAGATCATTTAGAATATCTTACAAAATTACTTGAGTATGCCCGCAAGTATAAAATGGAACCATTTATTGTTTTAGAGACAACGAGAGGCTGTCCTTATAAGTGTGTATTTTGTGAATGGGGTGGTGGCATTAATACAAAGATTTATAAGAAATCATTAGATATAGTGAAACGTGATATTACTGCTATGTTGAAAGCCGGTTATAGATCTGCATATTTAAATGATGCAAACTTTGGAGCTTTTTTTGAAAGAGACTTTGAAATTTTTGAATATGCTTGGACAAACGGTTTTAATTTAACCGATATTTCTACTATGAAATCTAAAGATTTAAGTAGAAGAAAAAAATTGATTGATAAGTATTTTGAAATTGTTGGAACAAATTATGCTTCTCCAAATATGAAAAACGGGAAAAACATGTGGAGTGAGATGGCTAATATATCAATAGTTCCATCGGTATCTATTCAAAGCAGTTCTGACATTGCAATGAAAATAGCTGAAAGAGTTGATTTAAATACAGAAGATAAATTGGAATTAAGCAAACACATTAATGAACAATGTTCAAAGCATGGGTTTCCAATACCTAATTTAGAAATGATACTTGCAATGCCGGGTTCTACGATAGATGATTTTTATAATGAAATGGAATATATCTGGAATTTCAAATCGTTTGGTTCTTACAGACACGATTATATGTTTCTTCCTGATTCAGCTCTTAATTCTCAGGAATATAAAATTAAATATGATATTCGAACAGTTGAAGTTTACACTGATATTGCAGATGAACAAGGAATAGATAGTTGGAATAATTTATACAAAAATAAGAAATCATATTTTAAAACTATATCATCGTGCTTTTCGTTTACAATTGAAGAAATGCATGAAATGTGGTTTATGAATAGTGCTGGAAATTATTTATTGCAACACTTTTATCCTATGCTTGAAAATAGTGTATCACCGTCTGTCTTTACTAAAAAAGCATATGAAGCTATAAGTAAATTAGATAGTTGGGATGATATATATTCTGAAATAAGAGATATATTTAATCCAAATTCTCAACCAAAAAGCATTAAAGTTTTAAATCAAGAGTTTAGAGCAAATACTATAAATAAATTTATAGAAAAAAATAGACATATAATTATGTCAGAGGTAAGTAAAGAATGTCTATAGCACCTATTAATCCAGCTCCACTTGATTTTGATATATACAAAATTTTAGGAAGCAAGATCACTCGATCAAGTGAGCTTGTTATAATATTCTTTGAACATTGTAATTTAAAATGTGTATTCTGTCCACAAGATCATAACTCAATGGTCGGAGCTACTCGAGAAGAAATTTTAGCAAAAAGCGATACTGTTGCTAAATTCATTAACAATTCACCAAGATCAAAAGACTATAAATTACATTTATTAGGTGGAGAATTATTTGAAGATCTATGGATTGAAAAAGGCTTTTTAGACGTATATGACGAATTTATGGATTTAGTCAGATCCAAGATTAACATTGGTGACAAAAGAATTTATTTCAATTATCTTACTAATTTTATGTTTGATAAAAAGAACTCTAGTAAAGTCATGGACTTTTGTAAAAAACACGATATAAAACTTTCAACATCTTATGATCCAAGAGGACGTTTCAATAAAGGTCAACAGGAAATATTCTTAGAGAATGTAGAGACTTTTAAGGATTATATTAGAAATGTTTCAATTGTTACTACTAGCCAAAATGTACAGACGATTATAAAGAGCAATGATAAAAGCACTTTTGATTATTTGTATAAAAACTTTCCGGTTGATTTTGATGCTTATATGCCATCGCCACTGATTAAAACAGATGCAAAATTAATTCCTAAAGATAGCGAGTTATTAGCATTCAATAAATATTTAATAGATAACTATCCTGAATGCGAAAACATGGACGCGTTTCATGATCCGTTGAATCAGACTGGTGCAATGATGTGTACAAGAGGTAATTCAATAACTATTCAGCCTGACGGTTCTTCGCCTGGTGGATGTTGTGGTGTAGCGTATCAACGAGATAAAAAAACTGGTGAAACACCTTTTGAAACAGGAGAGATAGTAGAAAAGTTTTTAAAAAAATATAATTGTTTTGAGTGCGAATATTATGAAAACTGTCCATTTACATGTTTTGTAAAAGCGGATATGCCAGGTGATCACAATGATATGGAAGAATGTGTTTTTAAAGAAACGTTTAATTATGTTAAAAAAACAAAGGGATTTAAACCAAAACGTGATGGTGAAGATGATCTGTCATATGGTTTTAGACAAAAGGTAAAAATGCTGTGAAAAATGGTTGGAAAATGGATGATGGGTTTTATACAGAAAATAACGTCTTAGCGTTTCAATATTTAGAAAATACTATTCCTAATATAAAATGGCTTAGAGGTATTGGTAATAGAAAAGATTATCGATTTCCTTTAAATTATTATATATTGGGTATGCGAAAGAAAATGCTAATGACTGCTGATTATCTTTTTAATCATTATTTAAAACCATATTCAGAAAAACAAGATTTGATTTATTATCATTGTTGGAATGGCACCGAACAAACTTCATGTCATTGGCATAATGATTTTTGTGAAGGTGCAAATATAATGTTTCTTTTATATTTTACTGATATGGATAATGATGCTGGCGGCGAGATTATGTTTAGGAATATATCACAAAATAATAGAATCACGGCATTTCATTTACCTCAAAAATATGATGTGGTAGTAGGAAGCCAAGATAAACAGTTTGAACACAGAGTTGAACACTTTAGAGATCCTGATATGCACAGAATCACTATGAATTTTGGGTTTAATGTTAGCGATTCTCCATGGACTTAATTGTTAAACCAACCGAACTATGTAATTTCAAATGTTCGTTTTGTTCATCATCTAAAATTACGTTCGAAGATAATACAGCCACTCTTGATTTAAATAAGATATTTAAGTTTTTAAAACGTTTTCCAGATACACAAACAATTATTGTTAATGGTGGTGATCCATTAATGATGAAGCCAAATTATTATTGGAAAATTATAGAGTTTCTTGATAAGCATGATATGCCAGCGTCTATATCACTTACAACAAATTTATACCCGTTTCTTACCAAGCCACTAAAATGGAAAGAACTATTCAACCATCCGAGGGTAGGTGTGGCTACGTCATTTCAATATGGTGGTGGAAGATTAAAGGGCGATTATAGTGAGTTTACAGAAGAAGATTTCTGGAGATGTTCAGATGCGATGTTAGAACATGTTGGATATAGACCATCCTTCATAGCTGTAATCGTTGAAGAGAACGAAGATACTCATATTAAAACCGTTGAACTCGCAAAGAAGATGGATGTAATATGTAAAGTGAATTATGCAATGGCATCAGGATCACAATCAGCTCCATATCAATTATCAAAAATATATGAACGTTATGTCGAAATATGGAAAGCTGGTTTAAGCGATTGGGAACATAATACTCAGCAAATGATGGTACGATTGAGAGGAGAATCTACTATATGCCCTCAATCAAGAACATGTGATTCTGGTATTCGAACGCTTCAGCCTGAAGGTGACTACTATTCCTGTGGTGCGTTTGGTGATGATTTAGATAAGGCTATTGATTTTGATTACGAAATGAATGGTGGATTCTCAACACCGCTTGCGACAGATTTAAATTTAATGAGTTTGAAAAATGCGTGCTATACTTGCCCGATGTTTGAAATTTGTAATGGATGTAAAAAAACTATTAAAGATTTAAAACAACATAATATGGTAGAAGATCATTGTGAGCATATGAAAACTTTAGCATCTGATATAATCAGTATAAATAGCATCAATAGACAGTTGACGCCGTATGAGAGGGAATACGCATGATAAAAACTATTTTTCCAATAAAAATGTTACATGAGTTACATAATATTAATGAAGAAGAAAGTAGTACACTTAATTCGGTATGTCAGGCAATATTTAGAAATCATTTAGCTATGGCAGGTCTTTCATATCAAGATGGTGGAGATGATGGTGTGCACATTCCATTGTTTACTGATGATAATATTAAAAATTATAATGAAATCAAAAATTTACACGATTTTTTTGCAAAGTCATTTTTAAAACTAGCTAATGAATATGATGAATCAATTACACATGCCGAAATTTTAGAACGTATGGAACAGACCACTGGAAGATTGCCTTTTATGAGAAATGGCGATTATAAAGGTTTACATTGTCATAGTGGTGCTTCAATGGTCGCGGTTTATTATTTAGACTGTGTAGATAATGACAAAGATGGCGGCAAATTAATTTTTCATGACCCAGCATTTAATCAGGTTATAAAAACAAGACCTAAATCTAAAATGTCTATTGAGACTGAAAAAAATACAATAATTATTGTTCCAGCTCATGTATGGCATGAAGTAACTCCTTATTATGGTGAAGAAGATAGACTTGCAGTAGTAATGAATATTTCCTTTCCGTACAGGTAATGATCGTATCGATTAATCCTTCATATTTTTGTAATTTTAGATGTGATTTTTGTTACCTATCTACTAAGCAACTTGGAGATCAAAAACAAATTTCATTTGATAAATTAGATGAGTTGCTATCTCAAGTACCAGATATAGAACATATTGACCTATATGGTGGTGAAGTTGGTGCAATGAAAAAGTCGTATTTTTATGGCATTAAAGATGTTATAAGAAAATATTATTCAGGTGAAATTAGCATCAACACAAATTATTCTATGATGCATCCAGGTTTCTTTGATGATGATGTGTATCTTTCTGTATCATATGATTTTGAAGCAAGAGAAAAGTCTGAACTTGTGTTTCAAAATATGTTAATGAGTACAGTACCTATTGCGGTTTTAGTTTTAGCATCTCCAAAGGTGCTAGAAAAAGATGTATCTGAAATGATTAACATGTTAAATATGTGTTCGTCAATTACGTCTGTTGAGATTAAACCATATTCAATTAATCAAGCAAATGCCCATAATGTGACGCACAAAGACTTTGAAGATTTTGTTATAAAGTGGCTTAAGTTAAAAGATACTATGAAGTTTGAATTTGTAAATGAAGATAGAATTATAGAATCAACGAAAGGAAGATATAATGCATTTTCAGATGATCACGTATATATCACACCTAATGGCAAGTTTGGTGTCTTGGAATTTGATGAAGAGGATAAAGAATTCTTTCTTGAATTGGATTCTTGGGAACAATACATTGATTGGACAAATAAAGAAAAAGAAGAAATGATAAGTCCTATATGTGCGTCCTGCACGTACTTTGGAAACTGCTTAACAGAGCATTATCGATATGTCAAAGATTTAGATAATAGCTGTAACGGATATAGAGGATTATTGGATTGGTATCATGAAAGAATGGCAAGTTAAACAAGAAGTATATCATCGGCTAAATAAAGACCATACAGACGATTTAAATAAAGTAAAAATAGTTTTTGATGATAATCAAGA